CGTCCGGGGTCGCCGCCGGCGCCGCACCCCTTCGCCCCAACAGCCCACCCTCGACGACGCCCAGGAGACCGACCAGTGAGCCCCCGCCCGACCCAGCGCGCCCCCAAAGGCCGCACCCGCGACCGCGCAGACCGGCGGGCCGTCCTCGACGTCCTGCTCGCCCGTGCGCAGCGGGGCGTACTCTCCGCGACCGAGGGCGCCCTACTCGCCGAGCACGTGCGGGAAGAGACCCGCCTCGCCGACGAGTGCCGCCGCGCCATGGCCGGCACGACGCAGGCCCTCGCACGCCACCGCGAGGCCGCCGACGCTGCGATCGTCGAGGCCGAGGAGCGAGCCACCACCGCCGAGGAGCAAGTACGCGGCTACCAGGCCGCAGAGAAGTTCCGCCGCGCCGCCGCCAACACGGTTGGGGGTCGCCTCGCCGCCATCGGGCAGCAGGCGACCGAGGGCGTCATGACCGGGGTCGCCTCCCTGGTGCAGCGCGCCACCTTGGCCGAGCACAACGCCCGCGAGGCCAACGTCGCCGCCCGCGAGTACCACCAGGCGATCAGCCGTGTGCGCGACCTCGCCCGCCGGATGCGTGCCGGCTCGCCCCAGAGTTCCGCCGCCATCTGCGCCGACCGCATCGACCAGGCCCTCGACTGCGAGCACCAACTCGCCGACGCGCGGGCCGCACTGCAAGCCCTGTTCCTCGACCGCGCAGACTCCACCGGCGCCCACCTCGCCGAGCAGCAGCGCGAGCACGACATAGCCCTCGCCACCGAGCGCCGCCGCACCCGAGCCGCCGCCGAGGAGGCCAGCGAGCAGCGGCACCGCGCCAACCGGTACCGGACCGCGTGGATCGCCGCCCGCCGCGACCGCACGGCCGACCGTGCCGCCATGGCCGCCGAGTTGCCCCTCGTACAAGCCGCCCGTCGAGCCCTCGCCGGCCTCACCGTCGACGAGGCCGCCGACCACTTGCGCCAGTCGGCCGCCGCAGGCGTGCCGGCCGCCCAGTTCGTCACCACCACGGAGCAGCCGCGATGAACACCCAGACCGACCGAGGCCAGCAGGCCGCCGACGACCTCGCCGCCGTACGCGAGCAGTGGGGCGACCTGCTCGCCGCGATATCCGAGCCGCCGCGGCCGGCCGAGTGGATGCCGTACGAGCGCCGCGGATTCCTCGACCAGGTCGCCGCCGAGGACCGCGCCGGCGACGAGCCGGCCGTCGGCCGTCTCCCCCTGGTCGTGCGCGAGCACCCAGCGCCGGCGAATCTGCGCGCCCTCGACGCCGCCCTCGACGTCGAGGCCGAGGTGTTCGCCATGTGCGACGCCGTCGCCGAGCGCGTACAGCGCACCGTCGACCGCGACGACGCCCGACTGTGGAGCCTGCCCACCGTGCGGGCCGCGGAGTGGAGGCAAGGCGCCGACCGGATCGGCGACCGCGTCGGTTCCCGTGCGCATGGGCTGCATTGGGCGTGCGTCTACCTCGCCGGCCGCGCCCTGTCCGAGATCGACGGCGAGTTGTTCCGGATCACGCCGGCGCCCCTGCTCGACCAGATCCTCGCCATGGCGGGAGCCGCGCGCCGTCGCGTCGAGGGAGCGCTCGGCCGCGAGGGTCGGACGCTCACGCTCGACGATCGGTGCCCGTTCTGCAAGGGCGGGACCATCACCGTGCACAACGGCGGAGGGGACCCGCGGGCCGCCGTCGCGACCTGCTCGACCGGCCCCGTGTGCCCGGCGCCCGTGGACACCGAACGGGGCCGTAGGGCGTGGCGGGGCGCCGACCTGGTCGCGTTGTGGGTTGCGGTCAACTCCGGTCGCACTGTGGCTACTTGAGGCCGACACGCAGCCGTACGCGCCCCCGGGGAGTACTCGGCCCCGGGGGCGCAGCCACGCCCGATCACGCTTTCATAACGCTTGCTGCATCCATTGCAGCAATGATTGCTGCAATGGCTACTGTGGGCATTCCTGACGGGTCCTCACCCCGACAGGACCGCCGGCCCTCACCCGGCACCCACACCAACGACCAAGGGAGCGACCCCATGGCCACCGTCACGATTCCCGGCGCCCTCGCCGACTACCTCACCGATCAGTTCATCAGCGACGACGAGACCCGCGACGCCCTCGACGCCGCCCGCCGCGGACGCGGCCGGACACTGGTCATCGAGCCGACCAGCACGCGCGTACTGCACGTCATCAGCCGCTTTGCCGAGGCTGTGCTCGACATGAAGCGCAACCGCACCCAGCGCGATGCCGCGCGCCTGTGGATCAAGCGCGTCGGACACGCCCCGTCCGTCATGGTCCACCGGTTCGACAGCACCGAAGAGGCGTACAACGCGACGCAGTGCCGCGACGACATTCGAGACGGCGACGTCCTGGTCGTCGAGCGCGAGGGCGTTGTCGGTTTCCTCCGTTGCGCGTGGCCGGCCGCCATCACCGCCGAACACGGCGAGCTGCACACCGTCGAGGGCGACCCGCGCACCCTCGACGACGGCCGGTACGTCGCCAGCATCGAGGCCGCCGAGAAGATCGCCGCCGAGCAGGGGTTCGCCCTCGCCGAGCAGCAGCTCGCCCCCATCGAGGACAACGAAGCGACGTACGCCGTGCAGCTTGTCACGGAGGCCGACGCCGACGCCGGCACATGGCGGGGCGCGTGGATCGGCGAGCAGCCGGCCGACGACGCCCTGTTCGTCGTCGAGCAGACCGTCGAACAGGGCGCCCTATTCGATGACCGCGCCGCCGCGCCGGCCGCCGTCGAGGTCGAGGTCGAGCCCCCGGCCGTTGTGCCCAACTGCCTGCCCGAGGTCACCCGCGCGTCCGTCGACGCCTACCTCGCCCGCGAGTACCCCGCCCTGTTCGCCCCCGAGCAGCCCCAGCCCCTCGCCCTCCCGCCCGTACAGATGTGGGCCGTAACGCACCGCGTCGTGATCCGTGGCGAGTGGCAAGGTCTGATCATGTGCGGACTCGGATACCGCGAGGCCATGGACCGGGCCGACGCGCTGCGCTACACCGGCAGCAAGGCCGTTGAAGTCGTGCTGTGCGAGCACGGCCCCCACGCCCACCGCGACGCCCAACTCGCCGCACGCTGCGAGGGGTGCGGCTACCAGATCCCCACCGGTACCGAGTGGCACGACGCGTGCCGGCCCCGGCCGCGCCCGACGCCCCTCGACCGCGCCCGTCGCGCCGCCGAGATCAGCGCAGGGTTCGACCGCGCCCTCGACGCGTCCGCCGCCGTGACCGATCTCGACGGCGAGCCCCCGTTCTGACCCATCCCAACCGGCCCGCCCTCGCCCGAGGACGGGCCCCGTTCGCCGACAGGAGCCACCCCATGGCAGATGAGTTCTACGCGATCAAGGGATCAAAGTCCCGGACGACCGGGCACCTCAAGCGCCCCGGCACCCGCATGACGATCTGCGGGCGCGCCCTGGGGAGTCGCAACGACGCGTTCGCCACGGTCGCCGGCTGGAACCTGTGCACCATTTGCCAGCGAGGGAAGGGGGCCACCGCTGGGGCCAAATCGTCGGTCGAGATCGTGCGCGCGATCACGACCGGACCCAAGCCCGCCGAGCCGGACGTCGCCCAGTACGAGCGGACCGACCCGAGCGGTCAGCCGACGCACCCAGCCGGGCAACAGGCCGCCGTCGAGGGCAAGGCCGCCGCACTGGGCTTCGAGCCCGTGAGTGGCAAGCGCACCACGTTCGAGCGGATGGCCGACGACCTGAATCGTCGAGGAGTGCCCAGGGACACCCCCACCAAAAACCTGGTCACGGAAATGATGAATCTCTTCAACAACTACGAGCGCGAGCAGGCCGCCGCCCGCGCCGCAGATGGAGACACCAACCCTTACGACCTCGCCCCGTACAGCGACGTTCACGACCTCGCCGAGCAGTTCGAGCACGCGCGCGAAGGCGACCCCGCAGACCTCGACCGGTTCCTCGACTACCTCGCCGACGACCTCGACCTCGACGACGTCAAGGCCCTTCGCACGGCCGCCGCCGCGGTCGCCGAGGCCATGGGCCGAATCGCCCTCGCCGCGCGCGAAAAGAACATGAGCCCCGACCGGATCGCCGCCGAGACCGGCTACACCGCGAGCCGGATCACTCAGTTCATCCGAGAGGAGAAGCAGCGCCGCGGCGACGGCGCCCAGTAGGCCCGCACATAAGGCGGGCCCGCCCGGTTCCTCACAAACCGTATGGGCGGGCCCTCACCACGCAGAGAAGGAAAGCGACCCAACCCGTTATGGCTATCCAGCAGCGTACCCAGCGCCGAGCACGCCCGATTGCCGGCACCCGGCCGACCGTCCGCCTCGACGAACAGTTCGCGCGCGACCTCGCCGTACTCATGCAGACCGGCGACGACCTGACGACCGCCATGCGGACGGCCGTCGGCATCGTGGCCAACCTGTACCGGACCGCGTGGCACCACGAGATCGTTCCCGTCGGCACCGCGCCGACGCTCGCCGCGTACAAGTTCGTGGAGAAGCCGCCCGTCGTCGGCCCGCCGTCCCTCCCGTGGGTCACGCACGAGGGCCCCGTGTGGACACCCAGCAGCAGGCCGACCAGCGCTGATGACGTCCGTCAGCAGCAGCAGCCGACACGGCCGCCGTACCGTCAGCAGGGCCGCCGACCGTTGGCCCGCCCGTAGCCGACGCGCGAGCAGCAGCAGCGCGCCCCGTCCGCTGAATCGTCGGCCGGCGGGGCGCCGCAGTCGGCAGCCGCGCCGACCGGTCGCGGGGCCGTCCTCGCGCGCGAGTTGCGCCGTGACCTTTCCGTGACCTATTGTTGGCCGCGTCTTCGGCGTGCCCGCACACGGGAGCCTTACCTCGAACGCCCCGTCGCTCCCCCCAGCGGCGGGGCGTTCGCATGTGCCTTGCAACCATCCCCACCTGGCACACGTCCCTCTTACGTAACGCTTACCAACCCGTGGGGGGACAACCCGTGAAGCACCGCGCCACCGCCTTAATCCTCGCCACCGTCGCCGCCCTCGCAGCGCTCACCGCGTGCAGCAGCAGCGATGACGACGCCACGGCGAAGAAGTCGACCCCGTCGGCCGCGACCGAATCCGTGAGCGCCAGCGACGCCGCCGCCGCACTGCACAACGCCGGCATTCCGGCGAAGCCGACCGGACAGGCGCGCACCGACCTGCTCGCCGCACTGCGCAAGGTCAGTCCCGCCCTGGTCACGGACGAAGACAAGGCCGTCGACAACAGCCGCAACCAGTGCTCTGCCATCAACGGCAAGTCAGCCAAGCTCGATTGGTCCGCGCAACAGCGCTTCGGCACCACCTCGCACGAGGTGAGCGACGCCGAGGCCAAGCAGATCAACAGGGCTTTGACGACGTTCTGTAAAACCGCCTGAGCCAACCCTCGACGGCCCGACACACGCCCATGTGTCGGGCCGTTCGCATGCCCGCGGGAGGTGACCGCCCGTGGCCCGCCCAATCACCGACGACGACCGCCGCCGCGTCCGCGAGCTGCACGCGCAGGACAAGAGCCGGAACGAGATCGCCCGCGAGATCGGCCGCTCACCCTCGACCGTGTCGAAGATCGCCGGACAGTTCGACCCGCCCCTCTCGTTCGACCGCGCCCCGCAGGTCGAGGCCGCGACCCGTGTCCGTACCGCCGATCTCGCCTCGCGCCGCGCCTCCCTCGCGTCCGCCCTACAGGACGACGCCGAACGGCTACGCGCACAGCTCTGGTCGCCGACCATCTACGGCGAGTTCGCCGGCAAAGAGGGGAACTGGCAACACATCGACCTCGACCAGCCGCGTTTCGTCGACCAACGCCAGATCATCGCGTCGGTACAGACCGCCGTCGGCA